CAAACTTGCGGCATCGCTTCTAAAGCCTATCAATCCATCGGTTATCATTATCCTTGGTCTATATACCTTTGTCTGGGGTCTGTGGATTATGTCTCCTTTTTGGAGCGTATTCGCAACCGCTCATTTGTATTCCGCAATGAACTCCATCGCCAATGAATATTTTTGGGGAGGAATTGCTTGTGTTGCGGGACTAGTTATTATGCGAGGCGCACTCAAGCCAAGTTACTCTAACTTGCACTTGGGCGCTTTCACTGCTGCTATGCACTGGTTTATCATTGGAATCCTGTATTTCGTAGGAGACTGGACAAGCACGGGCGGTATCACATCATTGGCCTTTGCCGGATATGCAGCCCTTATTTGGGTAAATATCAAGGTAAATAGGCATCTTTATCAAAACAGTAGTGATTAATTTGGCATTAAAATTTATGTCGTGGTAACATATAATCATGCAGGCAATTAAGAAGGCTCGCTGGGCTGCGGAGGAAAACACCATTCGAATTGGTGTTGACTTCTCTAAGGTCAACAAGCAAAAGCGACTAGTTTCAGGATGGGCAACTCTCGACAACCCCGACACCGAAGGTGACGTGGTTACAGCAGAGGCATCCCTTGACGCTTTCAGTCGTGCTCGTGGCAACCTTCGTGAAATGCACAAGAAGGATTCTGCTGTAGGACGTGTTGTTTCCTTCAAAGAGGATACATTCAGGGCGCCTGACGGAAAGATTCATAAGGGCATTTTCGTTACTGCCCGTGTTTCCGAGGGAGCACAAGACACATGGCTAAAGGTTCTGGATGGAACTCTTAGTGGATTTTCTATTGGCGGTGAAATCGTTGAGTCCGAAGAGGACTGGACGAAGGACGGCTCTCAGAAGATTCGCAAGGTTACCAAGTATAACCTTAACGAACTATCACTGGTTGATAATCCAGGTAATCAATACGCCGATGTATTTCGTATCCAAAAATCAGTAGACGGCTCTGTCACTACCGTAACGGGCATGGTGGAGGACCAGAAGATTCTAAACGTATTCTTCTGCGACGAAGATGAAATCACGAAGGAATCCCCAAGTGACTCATACACCTGCCCGGTCTGCTCTGAGGATATGACCGTCATTGGTTATGTTGAAGATGGAAGTGACCGAGATAAGAAGGTGACCACTCTAATCACCAAGTACCTTAGCCATGACAATAATGACACCGAAGGGGGTGAAATCATGACTAAGGGTATTTTCACCGGAGTTCTGCGTAAGTCTGTCGTCGGTCCAGAGGACAACGAGACAGAGGCAACAGGACATGACGCTGGCGATGAGCAAGAGGTTCCAACTCCTGCACAACCAGCAGACGAGCCGGTAGAAGAGGTAGAGGAAGTTGAAACTGCTGATGCTCCTGAGGAAGTAAGCGAAGTTCACGATGAGACTGATGAAATCGCTAAGCAGTTTGACGGACTTAAGAAGAGTATTAAGGATATTCTCGACGACAAGCAACGCGCAACCGACGAGAAGATTGAAGCGCTAGAAAAGACTGTCAAAGAAACGCGAGACTTCTTTGACAAGCGAATTTCTGAGGTAGACGATAAGTTCTCTGACCTCAGCACAGATTTGGGCAAGGCACGTAATCACATTTCAGGGTTGGAAACAACTATTGAGAAGATGAATCGTGGCGGTGCTCTAAGGAAGTCCGTTGACTTGGATGTTTCAACGGAACCAGAACAGAATGACGACCCGTGGGCAAATAGCGCTTTCTCAGTACGCGGCATTACAGGCAATCGCCCGTGATGATTCTGTCAAATGTAAAATCAAATTTTCAATGAATGAGAGGTGAAAAATAAAATGAACGAATTGCTAGAAAAGGTCATTTCGACCAGCACTATCGGTACTGCTCCATCTGGGGGTGGTTTGCTTGCACCAGACCAGTCCCGTCGTTTCATCGACTACATGTGGGATGCTACGACTTTGGGTTCACAGGTACGCCGAGTACCTATGCGCGCAAATGAAATGGAACTAGACCGTATGGCAGTAGGTGAGCGTGTTGTCCGTTTGGCAACCGAGGCCGTTGACGACGCACTAGCCGTCAAGGTCGCTTTTGCTAAGGTATCTCTTACCACACAAAAGTTGCGTCTAGACTGGGAACTATCCTCCGAAGCACTAGAGGATAACCTAGAGGGTGCAGATTTTGAGAATCACGTTGCACGTCTACTGTCTGCTCAGGCCGCTAACGACATTGAAGATTTGGCTATTAATGGTGACACCAACCTAACGGAAGATGCACTATACAAGTCATTTGACGGTTGGAGGAAGCGCCTATACGCAGGAGCGAATGTTGTTGACGCTGACGGTGCAGAGTTGGACCGTTCTGTATTCCACCGTGCTCTACGTGCTATGCCACGTAAGTTTATGGCACGCCGTGGAGGACTACGCTGGTTTACCAGTGCAGGACTACTACAGGACTATGTTTACTCTGACCAGTTCGTACCTCAGGAGGGCCAGTTGCGCCCAGCAGGAACAAACCCAGACTCTGGGAACGTTATTGCTGGTGCAGAAGCAGGTTGGTCTCCAACTGCTCCATTCGGTATTCGTGCTCAGGAAGTTCCACTATTCCCTGAATACGACGTTGACGGTACTACCGCTGGCGACCAAATGGGCTCTGATGTATGGCTAGTTGACCCTCAAAACCTAATTTGGGGTGTCAAGCGCGAGATTGTTGTTTACCGTCAATTTGTGCCTCGTAAGGACACAATTGAGTACACAATGTTTACTCGTGTTGGCGCAGCAATCGAGAACCCTAACGCAGCGGTTCTTGTTAAGAATGTTGCTTACCGCGACTGATACAAGGTCTAAGTAATTACGGCTGGCCCCCTTTTTCGAGGGGGCCAGTCTGCATTTTGATACAACTTGTGATATACTGAACAAGAACAAAGGAGGTTAGTATGTCAACCGAAACTACCGAGAACGTAGTTACAACAGAAGTAGTTGCTCCAAAGAAGCAACCAAAGTCTTTTAATGACTTGAAGCACGACGAACTAGTCGCTGCCGCTCAAGTTTTTGGTACCGACGACCAGGGTACCAACGCAGCAATGATTGCCGACTTGACGGAGGCGGGCGTTACATGGAAGATGTACGTCAAGCAGTTCAAGTTGGACGGACACGAAGCAATTCCAGACGCCGAAGAACTAGCATTTGCACAGGTCGATGAGGAAAACCTAATCGACGCCGATGAAGAGGGGGTGAATGAAGTGAGTGAAGTAATCACCGCAGCACCTACCCCAACCTTGGAAGCAGCCGAGAAGTATCTGATTAAGTTTGTTGGTCAGAACCCATACTTTGAATTTGGCAAGTACAAGTTTACGCAAGAGAAGCCATACGGTATTATGCCGTCAGCCGATGCGCAAAGGGCATTGGTACAGGAACCAACTAAGTTCCGCCAAGCGTTCCCAGCAGAATTGCAGGAGTTCTACTCCTGAAAGCAATCCCCGGTATTCGTACCGGGGATTTTGCTTTATATAATTGTACGTGGTAAAATCTAAACATGGTAGCAACGCAGGATTACGAGTGGAACCAGGGCGAAGATTTGGTTATCAGCCTAGTGTATAAGTCAGGACCAGCCGGTTCGCCGGTAGCGGTGGACCTGACTGCTTATGCATTTAGGATGGACATTGTAGGACCAAATGGTAAGACCCTTTCAGTTCTAAACGACGAGGCTATTGCTGATACGGACCCCAACACGGCAGGTAACCAAGGAGACACAAACTATGAAGTCACCTTGGGAAGTGCTGGTCAAATTACCATCAACCTGTCTAGAAATCTAACTTTGCCGGGTGGGCCATTCTACCCATATCTAAACGCTAACCCAGCCTTTGTTGAGTTTAACTATGATATGTTTCTGCGTGACGCAACCAATAAGCAAAGGAAGATTTTGGCTGGAACGATTGTGGTTTCCAAGTCTTACACTAAGTGGCAGTGACCGATACAGTAATTGAAGTCAACACCTCCAACACCACCATCATTATTGATGAGTTTGATAGTGTTGTTGTTGTTCAAGAGGACTTATCTCCGACTATTCTAGAAACCCTAGCAGGAACACAGGGTGTACCGGGTCCTGCCCCCGTATTGACGTTCCCAGCACCAGTTACAGGTGCCGCAGGAAGCAATGCGAGCGTTGCTGTGACCGGTACGAATTTGACCGGGTACAATCTGACCTTCACAATTCCTAGGGGTAACACGGGCGCTACAGGCCCTGCTCCAAACCTTGCCATTGGTACGGTCGCTAATGCTACGCCTGGAACAACGGCTACGGCAACAATCACTGGTACCAACCCAAACTATGTTCTTAACATGAACATTCCAATCGCCAACTGGACAATTGGAACTACTACTACGTTGGCTCCGGTT